TGATTATAATAGTGCTAAAACAAGGATAAATGGTATTTTGGGCATAATACCTACAAATCAACAATTTGGCTACTCTACGCAGCCCTCAGGTGGCTTTACGGCGACAAATTTAGCTAGTAATCCCTTTTACATAGAGTTCCTAAGAACAAGAGGTTTAATATAATGTCATTAATAGATTTAATCAGAGAAAGATATGCAAAGCTAACTGAAGAGGGTGGTATCTTAGATGCAAATACCAACGATAAAGGTTTATTGGGAAATATATCACAAACTGCTTTATTAGGTTCAGCTATTTATGGTCAGGGAATACAAGGTAAAGATCCATTTGAAGCATTATTACCTGCTACATTACAAACTGCACAATTACAAAAAGCATTAAGACCTAAAGCATCAAAACCTACTGCCTATATTAATAAACAAACTGGTCAAAGAGAATTAGTTACACCTGAAAAATATGCACAAAATCCTGAACTATATGCACCCTTACCACCAACGAAAATGTTTGAAACAGAAGAGGAAAAAACTGTTGGCAAACAATTTGGTACAGAATTTTCAGAAATAAATAAAAGTTCTACACAAGCTTTTCAAAACAATGCTAATCTTGATTTAATGGATCAGTTAGTAAGTTTACCGAACATAAAAACAGGTTTTGCAGGACAGCTTAGAACAGAGGTTGCATCACTTGCAAGAGAATTTGGAATAGATACAGATTTACAAGATTTAACTGCTGCTGAAGCTTTAAAAGGTGTTAGTGGTAAAGTTGTTTTAGATGGTCTATCTAATTTTAAAGGTGCTATTTCAGATGGTGAAAGAGCATTTTTAGTAAGCATTACACCAGGTCTTACAAATTCTATAGAAGGTAATAAATTATTAATTAATATTGGTAAAAGACAAAATCAATTAGCAATTGGTTTAGCAGAAGAAGCTAACAATTGGCAAAGAGAAAATGGAGGACTTTCAAAGAAAAATTCAGAAGGTCAAACTTGGTCGCAATATAAAATTGCTTGGCAAAAACAAAATCCTGTTCTTAACCCTGAATTAAAAGAGGAGGTTTTAAAAGTAAGTAAACAAGTTGATCCTGATTTTCAAAATAATATTATCACTTTAAAAGGTAAAAAATATGTAAAAATTGGTGGTAAATTTTATGAGGTTGACTAATGGTTGTAACAAATCCAAAATTAATAGAAGAGTTAGAAGAATTATCAAATCAAAATTTACAAGGTGAAAATACTATTCCTGTAAATGGTAAAGAAGTTACCGATCAAGATTTACTAAAAGAATTATCTGAAGTGGCAGATGGTTCTACATTCAAAGGTAAAGTAACATCTGCATTTAGAGCAACTAAAGATTTTTTTACAGGCACAAAAAAAACTGAATTTCCTGAAATACCTGAAATTGGTGAGTTAAAAACAGGGGATGCAAAAGCAACAGCAGCAATTGTTGCAGGAACTTTAATTAATCCAAATCAACAAGCACAAGCACAAATTATACAATCACAATTACCAAACTCAAAAATATTTAAGGATAGATTTGATAATCTAATTGTAACAACTGAAGATGGTAAATCTTTTTATTTAAATAAACCTGGTGCATCACCACAAGATTTTTTACAAACAACTTCACAAATACTATCTTATATACCAGGTTACAGCTTTGCAGTAAAAAAGGCTGGTAAAAGTTTTTTGAAAAGAGCAGTAGGTGCAGGAGCTGCTGGAGGTGCTACATCTGTTGCACAAGATATAATTACAAAACCATTAGGTGCTGAAGATATTGATGTTCCAAGAGCTGTTTTATCAACATTAATTCCTGTTGGTTTTGAAGGAGCAATTAACCCTGCTGTTTCAACTGTTTATAGAAAAATATTTGGTAATCCTAGTTTTACAAAAACTATTACTCAAAACATTGATGGTGTTAATGTTAAAAAAGTTGTTTTAAATGATAGAGGTATAAAAGCTGCAAAGGCAGCAGGTATTGATTCAAATAAAATTAACGATGAAGATTTTATAAAAAAATTTGGTGAAAAATTATCATTTGGCACAAGATCTGATATAGCTGCAAGTCAAGCAGGAGCAGGTAAATTTAATTTCCAACTTGCAAGATCACAAGCTTTAGGTGATGAAGAGGGTATAGCATCTTTATTTGAAGCAGCTAAAGGCACATTTGGTAGAGAAGCACAAGAAGCATCAAGATCTTTTTTAAAAAAGCAAAATTTAGATATAGAAACATCTGCCAAAAATTTAATAAATAAATTTGATAGAGGGGAAATAGAATTTCAATCAATTGAAGATGCAGGTGAAGGTGTTTTACAAAGCTTAAAAAAAATATTTGACAAAAAATCTGATGAAATAAAAACTGCTTATAATTTAGTAGATAAAGATGGTATTTTTCAAGCACAAAAAAGTAATGTAGAAGTTTTAAGAGGATCAGTTAGAAAAGCAATAGATGATGCAACAGCAACTATTGATGAACAATTAACACCAGCAACAATAAGAGCAAGAAAAATTATTGATGATTTTGTTAAAAAAGCTACAAAACGAAAACCAAAAAAAGAAGTAGATAAAATTATCCTTAATGATTTAAATAATATTAAAAAAAAATTAGCAAATATTTATAATACAGCATCAAATAAAACAGATCAAAAAAATGTTGTTGCTGTGATAAAAGAATGGGAAAAATTTATTGATGACAATGTAGATAATATTTTATTTAGTGGAAATAAAAATAGTTTAGAATTATTAAAAAAGGCAAATCAGCTATATAAAGAAAAAGAAAAATTATTTGGTATAAATAAAATTAGAAAAGGAGCTTTGACAATAGATGATAAAGCAGGAAAAGCCATAGGTAAAATTTTAAATGATCCTGATGTAACACCTATAAAAACATTAGATTATATATTTGGCAGAGGAACTATTGGTAGATCAAGTGAATCTTTGTCTATTGTAAGAAGATTAAAACAAATATTTGGAGTTGATGGTAAAAAAGCAAAAGATGCTGCAAGACAAAGCCCTGATTTTCAAGCATTGAGAACTGGTTTTTTTGAAAGATTAATTAGAGATTCAAGTAGAAATGGAAAATTCAATCCAAATCAATTTGCAAATAATTTTAATACAATTAAACAAAGAAACAAAGATCTTTTAGATGAATTATTTGATGATGATGAAATAAAATTAATGTCAGAATTTGTTACAGAAGTTGAAAAAACTTTTAAACCAAGAGATTTGGTAAATAGTTCAAATACTGCATCTGCTATATCAAGAACAATACAACAAGTAGGAAGGGCATTAGTTGGTATTTTTGGTTTTAAATTTGCTAATATTCAAGGATTATTAGCTGCTAGAGGTGCTTTTGATAGAGCAAGAGATATTGTTAGTCAGAAACAAGCACAGAAATTAATTGAAAAAGAATTGGTTGCAGAGTTTGGAAGACCTATCAACCCTACTGTAAATATTGCAGGAATAATCGGTGGACAAAATATTTTAAATCAAAATAGAACTACTGATGCACCAACATTACCACCAAGTTTAGCACAATGACAACTCAATCTCAAAAAAATTCGCAAGATATTATCAAAATTCAAGGTGAAATGAAACTGTTACATCAAAAAATTGATACAATAAAAAACAATCATTTAGTCCACCTTGACCAAAAAATAAACAACATTTACAAAATGATATGGGTGATTCTAACCATAAGCATAAGTGGACTTGTAAATCTAGTGATTACCCTTCTATCAGCATAAAAGCATCTAAGTCTGTAAAAGGTTTTACAAGCGAACTGAGAATAATAAATGATTTATCAAAGAAAGGATATTGGGTAGCGAAATCATTAGATCCACAATGTCCTTTTGATATTGTGGTTGTAGATAAAAATGGTAATATTAGTCTTTTGGATATTAAGACAAATAGTTATCGTAATAGACTAAATCCTAAGTGGAGTAAAAAATCACATAAGATATATAGAACTCCATCAAATAAACAAAAAAAATTAAATATAAAATTGTTAATGGTTGATTATGAAAGTAAGTGAAAACACATCTGTTGCTATGCCAATAAAAAATATGGTTGGCATAATTATTGCAGTTAGTATGGGTATATTTGCTTATACAGAAATAACAGCAAGACTGACATCTTTAGAAACATCAAGAGAACTAATGAATGCAGATCTTTTAAAGGCTTCTGAGCAAACAACTGTAGATAAAGAGCAATATATTCTATTGGAGGAACTTTATAAGACTACCGATCAACACACAGAATTATTAAATAAAAATATTCATAATCAAGTAATGTTACAACACATTGAAAAACAACTGGAAAAGGCATTAGCTGATATTGAAGAGCTTAAAGATAAGGTAAGAGCAAATGGAAATAGTCATTAGTTTATTAATGTTTTTAGGTGAACCACCTGTTTTGAAAGAACATCTTTTTATACAGGATCAAAGAATGGCAACTTGTTTAAAAATGAAAAGGATTAGTGAAAGCTCTTCTAATGCAAAATTTAAATGCGTAAAAGTAAAAGCAAATGTTATAATAGATGAATATTCTGGTGAAAAAAAAATAACAAGTATTTCAAGTTTGGATTAAAATGATAGATAAAATATTTTTAAAAATTTTTGGAACAATTGACTATTATTCTAATTGGATTGAGAGTTTTTTTATTGACAAACCAAAAAAGAAAAAAAAGAAAAAATGTAAAAAATGTCATTGTAATTGTCATTGCAAAGAAGCTTTGCATACTCATTGGTACGATGGCGATTTGTGTGCTTGTGAGGGGTGCAAACATTAATTTTATGAGGTATTTACATGGAATATTTATTAATAAAACTAGAAAATTTTTGCAGAAAGTTATATGGTTTAGTATGGCGATGGCGAATAAGATTAACAGCAAACTTGGAGAAAAGAAATGTACGAAGAACTAAAAGAAGAAATTAAATTGCATGAAGGTTTTGTGCCAAGAGTTTATAAAGACACACTTGGTAAAAGAACAATAGGATATGGACACCTTTGCGTAGAACCTGAGCAATGGGATGACAACAAAGAATATACAAAAGAAGAGTTAGAAAATGTATTTAGTAAAGATTTTAATGAAGCACTTAAAAATGCAGAGCATCTAATAGGTGAAAGAAGCATAAATCATGTTGCAAAAGAAGTTATTATAGAAATGGTATTTCAGTTAGGCATAGGTGGTGTAGGTAAATTTAAAAATATGTGGAAAGCATTAGACAGAGAAGATTATGGTGAAGCTAGTTTTCAAATGCTAGACTCACTTTGGGCAAAACAAACTCCAGCTAGAGCTGGTAAATTAGCAGGTAAAATGAGGAGTGCAAAACTATAATGTGGTTGAACATAGCATCTAAATTAGTTCCAGGTATTATTAAAACAGGTATGTCTATTGCTGCTAATAGACGAAAAGCAAAAGAATTACAATCAGTTGCAGAAATGCGTCATGCAGAAAAAATGGCAAATGGTGAACTAGAATACAAAGCACAAGTTTTAAAATCAAACGATCAAGGCATAAAGGATGACATTGTTTTGCTTGTGGTAATTTTGCCAATTGTAGTTTTAGCTTGGTCAGTATTTAGTGGGGATAGTCAGGCTAAAGAAAAATTAGATTTATTTTTTCACTATTTTAATAATTTTCCTGAATTTTATAAATGGTTAGTTCTTGGAATTTTTGGATCTATTTATGGTTTAAAACCAGGTATGGATCTATTTAAAAAAAAATAAATGTCTGACAACAGCTTAGAAATCATTAATGAATATAAAGATCAAGTTCGTATCTTAAAACAACAAATAAGCGAACTAGAAGATGCAGGTAAATCCAAAGATGCTGCAAATAAAAGATGCTTACAAAAACTAGAAAATGCTAACTCTGATTTAGAAAAAGCATTAAAGGAGATTGAAAAGCTAGAAAATGAAAAAAAATGAAAATAATACTTACTATTATAATGTGTTCTGCAACTGCCAATGTATGTATGCCACCCTATACTGCACCTGATATTTATAACAATTATTACGATTGCTTATTAGATGGTTATAAACTTGCACAAGATAAAACGATTGAGCTTGGTAAAAAAGATGTAAATGACCATCAAATTTACATGAAATTTGGTTGTAAAGAATTAATTGTGCCACCTGTAAAACCTTCAGTAGATACTTGATTTAGGTAAATAATTTTAATAAAAGGAATCATTATGGGTATTAACTATAGAGGCGAAACTTTTTCTGGTTATAATAAACCTAAAAGAGATAGACAAGGAGGCAAGAAATTTGCTGTACTTGCTAAGTCAGGTAATACCATAAAGCTTATTAGATATGGCGATGCCAATATGAAAATAAGAAAAAACAACAAAGCAGCCAGAAAGTCTTTTAGAGCAAGACATCGTTGCGATACTGCTACAAACAAACTAACTGCAAGGTACTGGTCTTGCAAAAACTGGTAAGGAGAACACTATGTATCATGGTAAAAAAAAGCCTATGAATAAAAAAAAGAAAAAAGGCAAAAAAAAGAAAAAAAAATAATAATTAGGTGAAATCTGTAAAAGGTTGGGTATGAAGGAGGGGTAAGGAGATAATATGCCAAAAGGTAAAAATAAAAAGTATAGTAAAAAACAAATGAAGATCGCAAGAGTTGCACCACCAAGAGATAAAATAACTGGTGCAGATTTTGCTGTATTAAGAAAAAGTAAAAAAAATAAAAGATTAATATGAAAAATGTAAAGCCACCAAAAGGTTTCCATTGGATGAAAAAAGCTGGTGGAAAATATAAACTAATGAAAGGTGCATATAAACCTCATAAAGGAGCTGTAAGAGTTGCTAAGTTTGCAGTTCAAAAAGTACACAAAGGATGAAAAAAGCATTACTTGAAGCATTACAAAAAAAGTATGAAGCAAATATTGCTGAGGCTGATGCTACTGCAAAAATTTATTTTGAAAATAGTGTAGGTATTGGTGAGCATCCAACACATATAAAAGAACTTGATAAACTAATTTCAACAATTGCTGACAATGAAGGCAAAATAGAAATACTAAAGGAGTTTAACGATGGCTAAATTATGTCCAAGAGGTAAAGCTGCTGCTAAAAGAAAATTTAAAGTATATCCAAGTGCTTATGCTAATATGTATGCTTCAGCAGTATGCTCAGGTAAAATTACACCTGGAGGCAAGAAAAAAAATAAAAAGAAAAAAAGATAATGGCAAAAAAAGGATTGAGAAGCTGGGTAAGAGCTAATTGGGTTGATATTGCAAATCCAAGATCCGATGGTTCTTTTCCTAAATGTGGAAGATCAAAAGGTGAAAAAAGAAGGAACTATCCTAAATGTGTTCCTATGGCAAAAGCAAGAGCAATGAGTCCTAGTCAAAGAAGAGCTGCTGTCAGCAGAAAACAAAGAGCAGAGAGTAGGTCAAGAAAAGGAAAAAGACCTAACTATGCAAGGACATAAAAAAAAGACTTGGAAAAAAAACTCAATATTTCATGTAGGTTTTTGTAGATACTGTAAAAAAGAATTAGTTAATACTGATTCGTTTGTAGTTTTTTTATCTGTTGATATTAAGGGTGAAAGGGAAAAGGCTCATTATCAATGTATGAAAGAAGATGATGAATTACAAAAAAAAGTTATGGATAGTGTGGAGGATCAAATAAAGAAAGAAAAAGCTTTTGATTGGTAATCAATCTTCAAAAAATTTTATGGCATTTTTTAAATAATTTTCATCCAAATCATTTTTCCATTTAAAGTTTGTAAAATCAGGTTGAATAAAATTTTTTATTACATTAGCTTGATCGCTTATCTTTAAAAGATTTTGCCTTACTTTACATCTTTGAATTATCTTAGGTATTCTTTTTTTTATATTTTCTGGTTTTAATTCATCACAATTATCGGCATGAAAAACAGTAAATGTTTCCTCATTAATATAACAAAGATAAATTGGCAACTCAA